GATTGTCCGCCGTTCATATTGAACGCGTAAAAGTGAGGTCCTTTTAACTCCGGCAGGATGCCAGCTTTTTCAGCGGCTTTTAGATCCTTCAAATACTGATTAAGATTCGTATACTTGATAGGGATCTCTAATCGTTCGATGCCTTTTGGATGAGAGATTTTGACTACGCCACCAACCACGGAAACTTTCTCCTCTTTGATATGGGGCACTAGCACATGGGGTGCAATGCCGCCAGTTTTCACCGTCTCATACAGCTTGCGCTGATTGGCTTTGTTTTCTAGCTTGGAAAGTGGGATAGCAGTTTGCTTACCCGAAAGTACGTCATCGTATTTGTTGACGTACTCATAGAGAAACTTTCCACCCTTGACAGAGCGTGGGTTAGCTCGCGTGAGATTGACCTTACCGGGAATCAACCCCTGATCTCTCAGTGTCTTAATCTTGCTTCGAAATTCGCGTAACTCCGCCGGTGAGTACTGGTATAGGTGACGTTTGACCTTCACGTGTCTATCTCCGTCCAAATCGCTCCGAAGCTCACTAATAAGGATACAGGTTGGGCTTGCAAAAGCCCGGTTGCTCTGACTATACTATAGGCATGTGTCTATGTCCACTCGTAAGGCAAGGGGCCTAAGGCAAGGGGAGGTTTCGAGAGACGGACTACCGGGCCTGTTCAGGACCCCACCGTCTCTCACTCCCCCACAGGTTTGACGCATGATCAATCTTAACCCAAATTTGTTGCCGGTTTTTTCGGTATCGAATCAAGGTGTAGGAAACACGCGTGCACCAAAGCAAGGGTCAAAAATGATCCTATTTAACCTCGATTTGACGGTAGACGCAAACGTGAATTTGGATTTGAGTGGCCTAAATCACTGGGATGTTTCATTCGGCGATCTGAAGTCACTCTATTGTGTCTATCCTGATGAAGCGCTTTCTAACTTCGATGTCATCACGTCAACTGGACACCTAACAAAAGTCTACGCTGGTTCGGTGGGGTATTATCCGTTGATGACTTACAGACCTCATTCTCTACGCTTCACTGCCGACCCGTCAGCGCTGTTAGCGTTACCTGTTCAAATCGGCCTACTCAATTTTGAGATGCCGCTAAATTTCTATCCAATCGGGAGGTAAAATATGCCGTCTTATTTTAACATGGCGAACGCGTTAGACGTTCCGGTGGCCAATGGGGGCATACGTCCAGACGAAGGACCAATGTGCATTCCGTTTTTGCTCGATTTTACGACCACGGGAGATATTGTGGTCGATTTGTCTCAACTAATCGACCAAAATCGGTTTCGCGGTTTACAGACGATTTATTTGAACCTCAATGGCTTTGCGTCCACTTTGACAGTCAATGTGCGCACCACGAATCAGACGATTGTGGCGAAGGCCAATACGCAAGGCTATTACGCAGTGCTTGCTCCCACGCAAGGTCCGGCTATCCTAGAATTCACCACAGCGGGTAACGCCGTGATTCCGGTTCACTTTGTCAACGTGCCAATTGACCCGGCGGTATGGCCTACTGTTTAATGGGTGGGGTCGATTTTGGAGTCAGTTACCATGGCAGGAACAAGCAAAAAATTCGATTTTCACGGAAGTTACTCGGAAAAGAGTAAGGCTGTTGAAAAAGAGAAAGAAGTAAGCGGGTTCATTCGCGAGCGAAAGATAGACGGCAAAATCCGCTACTTTGTTTTGACTGAACGCAAGTAACACAAAAGGAGTGATACTATGTCCACAACGAATCCACTAGCAGGAATTTTCACGGGAAAACCAGCACCATCGGATGACTCCCAATCGCAGACACCAACGACGAAGCAGGGTTTTGTTCCGGTTTACGATACCACGTTAGTGGAGTACTCCACGATGAACGGTGCCCAGTACCCCATCAATTCGGCTTACGCGCTCATGCCCGGTTCGGCGCGCGCATTGGCGGCGCTCTTTTCCACTGACACTACAGTGACGTTGCTGGACGGTATGTATTCCGTATCGCCGCCGGTCTATAGCGAAGATACACCTTGGAGAACGTTCGGTCCGTTTGGCTTCAATCATGCCGTTCCGTTTCTCACCTTCGTTGTTACCACCCCGAAACACGATCAAGTCATAGCCAAGCGCAATGCGGCGTTGCTGGCATCCTATTGGGGTATGCCTGGTGTTCCGGCAGGGCGGGAAATGTACTACATGATTCGCGACATCGCGACTCCCATCGGGGTCTAACGCGTCCAATCCACCATCGTTTGAACGCGTTCAAATCCAGCGAATTTGAACGCGTTCAAATCGAACCGGAAAAGAGGCACCATGACCGGACTAACCATGATGTTGAACGCGCTCGGGGTCAAAATCGACCCCGAAGAAATTGAACGTATGTTCAACGAATTAAAAACCGCGATACCGGATTTCGCCGCAAAAGCGCAGACCACGCTAGCATCGATCGATATACGACTGGAAACGCTTAACAATCGGAACATCGATATTTTGGCGCGATTGCAAGCGCTTGAAGAAAGGGGTCAAAATGGAAACGGAACCTGTGTTACCGAATTCCCCATCGAAAACGTTGCCAGAATTGGAACAAACGGAAATTCTGACTGACGAAGTAGATGAAGTCGCGGAGTTACTTACCGCTCACGATATCATCAACGAAGAAAGACACGATCAAATCATAGAGGAAGTTTCACAATGCCGAAACCAATTGGAGTCTTTGTCAACGACACTGACGGCGGAGAATCCAGTCCTCAGTCAAATCCGGCAGGAGTTAACGCAACTCCAAAGCCAGATGACGGACCTGCTAGCGTCATTGACGGATTTGAAAGAGCAATCGACCCGGATACCGTCCGAATCAACGCCGCCGGAGGAGCTGAAACCGTCCGCCGAACCAAAACCGGCAAAATCGACGGACGAACCCGCGCTGGAAGAAACACCGGTACCGGAACCTACGCCGAAACGCCGTCGGTTTCTCAAGATCTGAACAAGATCTCTCTTACTGAGTTACTCTTTTCGCTCCACCAAATGGGTGCGGCATTTCTCAGTGTGGCCGAATTGGAGTTAGACAAGTCGGAAGCGGAGAAACTGGGTAACGCCATCAAAGACGTTGGCAAGTTTTATGCCATGCAATTCGATCCCAAGAAAGTGGCTATCGCCAATCTCATGGTGATTGCTGGCGGTATTTACGGTACGCGCTACGTGGCATATCGCACGCGTCGCAAGATGGAACGGTCCAAAGAGCGTATCGTGGAAATGCCCAACCGGAATCAGGACCCGGAACAACCACGCGCTACCAAACCCAACGGTCAAGCGGCACCCGAACGGCGGCAAACTGGACAACCAATGCGCGCGCCGTCGGATTTGTGGCCGGAATCGGGTACGATCCATGGGGATATTTTCTGATCGAGGATTTCAAGGTCTACGTTAGCGCTATATTTTGACTCGGGACGCAACGGAGAAAAAACCTGTGAGATTCCCTGAAGACACGCAACGCATTGCAATCATTGGCGCTACTGGCAGCGGTAAAACCCAAGCCGCGCTCTGGCACCTGTCGCACCGCAATTTTCATGAAATGCCGTGGTTGATACTCAATTTCAAGCGAGACGAAACCATAGACGAAATTCCTCATGCGCGGCACATCGAGGTAGACGAAGTGCCGGTACAACCTGGTGTTTACGTGTCACATCCACAACCTCACGAAACCGATGCGGTCGAAGGTCAACTTTGGGAAGTCTGGAATCGCGGTTATACTGGCGTATACGTGGATGAAGGATACATGCTAGGACGTCATAATCCGGCCTTCCGCGCGCTGCTTACGCAAGGCCGGTCAAAACACATTCCGGTGATGACTCTAACCCAAAGACCCGCTTGGATTGACACCTTTGTTTTTACGGAATCGGAATTTTTCCAGGTTTTCCGCTTGCAACATAAGAAGGACAAAGCGCGCGTTGAGGAATTCTCGCCGATTGACCTATCGAAACGTGTGCCTGAATACCACTCTTACTATTACGATGTTGGTGGAAACGAAGTCATTTTTCTGAAACCGGTTCCGTCTCTCGAAACCATTCACGCAACTTTTGAACGCAGGTTGCGTAACAAAAAGGTAGCAGTGTAACTGAAAGGAAATTTCCATGCACCCTTTGCAACGTATCGAACAGGTTGAATCGCAGATCACCGAAATGGTAGCTCAGTTTGAAGCTACCGCCAGTACTGTGGTCGATTTAGTCAAACGAATTGAGTCTCTGGAATCGTCCGTCACGGCGCTTACGGCCAGTCTGCAAAATAGGCCTTGACAACAGGCTTTGAACGCGTTCAAACTGAAGACTGGAGGTTCCCTAGCTCATGGCCGAGCCCGTCATCCTGTCCTGGTCCCCCGCGAATTGGATCACCGTCGTGCTCATGGTGGCCCTTGCCTACTTCGCTGCCGGTGCCGCATCCAAAATCATTCAGCAGAAAAAGGCGGCGTAAGATGGATGTTATCAATTGGCAGCTAATCCGCCACCCAATGAATTGGCTAATCGTTTTTCTCATGGTGTTTATCGCCATGATTGCCGTTCATCTGATTCTCTCAGGGTTTTCCGGTGACTTACCGGCATATCCCGCTCAACCCAACAATCCGAACCCGGCGTCGCTCTTATTCGATAACGCAACACCAGGTTCCAACGTCCACAATTTTTAACCGATTCTCTCGCGTGAGAGTTACAACGTGTAAACGGAGAGTTACAAACCAATGGCACAAGCACCACAGATGACAGCGGCGCAAGTTAACGCGCTAGCTCGGCAGGCAATCAAAGCGCGCGCCGTGAAAATGACGCAAAAGATTTTCAACCAAGCCAATTTGCAAGGACAAACCAACATCACCGTCAATCCGCGAAACGTCGGCCTGATTTTGGGCTTTTGGGTTAAGGTGGTTCACGTCATCAATAACGGTAGCGCCGTTCAAATCGACTTGACCGACTACGGCGCGTCCAATGCCCTTTCCCTGATTCAGTTTCAGGACCTCAATAACAACACCCGAATTCAGACAACAGGCTTACACTGCCACTTAGTCAACACTGCTAAGTTGCGTCAACCTTTCGGCACCGCCATCTTACGCGGAACGGGACTCGATTCGCCGATCAATTACGGCAGCTTACAACAAGGCCAGATTTCCGCTCCCCAATCTATCGCCGCCGCCGGTAACGGCACTGTAACCATGTGGTACTGGGTGCCGTTGAGTTACAGCATGGACGATTTGCGCGGTTGTGTCTACGCCAACGTAGTCAACGCCACAATGCAACTGGTTTTAGGACTCCCCGGAACTAACGGCATTACTCTTGCCACGGCATTCGGCACCGATTCCACCTTATCTTTATACGTTGGTCATGCGGCGGGTTCTATGGCCCTGGTAACTCTGTCGAATACTACGATCACGGTTTACCAGCAGTATTACGACCAACTTCCCGTGGCCAACGGTGGACTGCTACTCCCAATCACCGATCTTTCGACTGTCTACGAATTGAAGTCAACTACGCTTACTGGAATCACGGTGGGTCAGGACTTCCCCTACCAGTACGCCAATTTCCGCGACTTCCTTTCCACCATCGCCATTTATGTCAACACGGCGGCAACCGGCACGCGAACCTCCGGCTTGGATGTGAATTACTGGGCGCTTCAGAGCGCGAATTTCACCAACATTTTTCTCAAGGAACCCGCTTTGATCGCTCTCGAAAACCGCAACACGTTCGAGACGGACTTTCCGCCCGGCAGTTATTACTTCGGCACGCGCGAACGGCCCATTTCGACTACACAGTATGGCAACATGCAACTGGTGCTCAACGCCAGTGTCGCTGGAACCGGCGCGTACGAATTGATCATGACTGAGGACTTCGCATTGCAGCAGACTCTTTCCATGGCAGGATCGTTGGCCGCGTCCTAGCCTCAACGAAACAACCAACCGATGGGGTTTGGCCGTTCCCATCAAAAACGGCCCGCGTTTTTCAGGAGTAACTTATGACGGACACAACTCCGCAGTCTAACACAGGATGCACCTTTTGCGACGCTATCCACAACTTAATCAATTCCATGGTTTCTTGGGTCAAGACACCATTTAACTCGGGTGGTAGCGCTCTCAATTGGGTCCTGTTTGTCGGACTGTTGATTGTGGCCGTCTGGTTCTGGCAGCACACCCTACTCTCAATTCGTGAGGAGATTTAGCAATGAAACTTTGGCACCACTGGATTTTCGCCGTGGTACTCGGCTACTTAATTGGGTACTACTTCCGCAGTGTCGGCGACATGACTGTTGGCAAGCTCTATCCGTCGAGTTAGGAGTTACCAGTCATGGAATCCGACAACAAAAAAGTTACAGCGGAAAAAACGGAGAACGTTACAGTCCGTCTGGAGTCGCAAGAAACTGCCGTGGCCTTTGCCGTCGGCTACCGTGCCGCTATTCGAGACCTGATGCTCATGGTCTCCATTTCGGTGCTAATGGTTATCGTGGTGCGCAACACCATGCAACTTGACTAGGAGTTACAGCCGTGAAAACAACGTTTCAGAAAATCGTCTCTTATTCGATTGTCTCTCTCGCCGTCCTGTTCATCGCCAACGTTGGCCATCTCATTGAATTTCAGCCGGTTTCGGCACAGACTCAGATCCTTGGTCCGTACGGACAAATTCCGATTCTCACGGCAAACGTTGCGGCCGATACCGCTACGCTTGCACCGTTTCAGATGACTGGTATTTTAACTGGCACGCCAACGGCGGCAGCAACTTACACCACCCCAACGGCAACGGCTTTGTGTGCTTTATTTCCGTTCGTTCAAACCCAAGCCGCATCGAATTTTTGGTGGGATCTCTACATCAAAAATACCAGCGCTGGTGCTTTCACTATCACACCAGCCGGAGGATCTGGCGTAACTTTGGTTGGCACTGGAACGGCATCGCAAAATCAGTTGCGCCATTTTAAAGTGGTACTCAACGAGTGCCGTGTTGGCGCAACGGCGTCGGCCCAATTGATTTCGCTCGAAACCGGCGCGTTCTAACTATTGTAAGGAATTTACTTGTGGATTCGTTTCATTGGACAGTGTTAGGAATTGTGGTCGCTAACTCCGCGCTGCTTTTGCGTGTAGCATTTCTTGTGGGTCAATACGTCCAATTATTGATGGATCTTAAAGAGCGCGTCGATAAACTGTCTTGTGTTCGCGTCGATAAATGTGGAGCTGATTAAGTGAGCCAGAATTCGATCATTGCCGCCGCGTTGACGATTGGCTTTATCGTTTTTATCACAGTGCGTGGAGAATTGCCAAAGTACTTCGGTGCGCTTGGGTTAGGACCAACACCGGAACAGCCGTCATCTACCGGTGTAGGAATTGGTACGTCAACTTCGGCAGCGGCAACTGGTGCAACGTTATTGGTGTCCTGATGGCCTTTGCTCTGTTTTTGATCGGCATTACGCTGCTTACGGTTGCCGTTCGCAACACGCAGGATACCTTTGTCCAGTTGTTAAAAGGCGACTTCACCGGACCCGGTAACTTTTTTTGGTGGATTGCCGCCATCGTGTTAATCGGTGCCGTTGGTTTTGTTCCGAAACTCAAACCAGTTTCGGATGCATTTTTGTTGTTGATTTTGCTTGCTCTCATTCTCACTCGCGGAAGTCCATCGTTTCCGGGTGGCGGCGTTTTCAGTCAATTCGTTAAGGCGCTTCAAGGCACACAAACGAGTGGTGCCAGTACAACAATCAATTTTCCAGGAGTTACCAGTTTATGAGCGAAAGTTTAGTAACATCCATGGTTACGGTTATCATGGCCATTATTGGTGTCGCCATTATTGCCGTACTGGTTTCGGGCAAGTCCCAAACCGCCAACGTACTCAAGGCGGGATCAAGCGCATTTTCCACCGTGCTTGGTTCGGCGCTATCCCCTGTGACTGGAAATTCTTTCACAGGTGGCGGCATCAATTTCTCACTCGGTTAGAGTGACGTGAAAAACGAACAACTCATTACCGCTATCGTTTCGGTGCTACTGGCCATCGTAGGGGTTGCTATCCTCTCAGTTTTGGTCAGTGGTCAATCGCGCACAGGATCGGTGCTGCAAGCTGGTGGTAGCGGTATCGCCCAAATGATCTGTACCGCGCTCTCACCAATTACTGGCGGTAACTGTGGATCGTTGATTCCGTCGGTCAATAGCACTATCACGTTTGGCGGACCGGTAGCTGGTGGGCCGTTGTAAAGAGAGAATAATATGCGTCATCCCGATTCACTTCGCAAACGAGTAGCTTCGGAACCCGTGGTCACTACCACGGGTTTGGCAGCTATCCTCCAAGGCGCCTTTGGAACTGCTACTCCAGAATCCGTCTCCAGTTCGCAAGTCGGTCCTTTGCTCACTGAGGATATGGGCGGCATTTACCACTTTCACGAAGGAGACCTGTTTACTCCCGGTACCGGAAACTGGGTCAAAGATCCCGATCACGATACGGCGTTGATGACGCTATGGGGACACGGGTTCCTTTGCCGGGCCAATGCGTTTCGACCCGAACAACCGCCCCAAGTTTACATCCCGGTTACCGTGCCACTGGCCGCGCAAGCGGGTATCGTCGTGGGAACCTGGGAACAGGAAAACCTGTTGGATAATCCGCCCGACCAAACCGGAGGTTAGTTTATGGATGAACTCAAACAATGGGTCAAAGATCACCCGTATCTGGCGGGTGGGTTCGTGGTTGGTCTGATTATCCTCTATTTGGTGTATCGGAATTCAGCGGCAAATTCAGCCAGTGCCGCTAGCTCTACTTCCGTTGGTGGTTTGTCGGCGTCCGATTATGCCACCCTGCAACAATCCGAATTGGCTGCTGGCACTCAGCTACAGGGATTGCAGCTTCAAAACCAGCAGCAGTTACAGAGCCAGCAATTGCAGGTGCAAGAACAGGCCATGGCCGATGCCGCCGCGAATCAACAGGCTTATTACGCGGCGCAGTTGGGCTTACAGCAAACCTTGACTGCTGGCCAAAACACTTCCGAACAGACATCGGCGGCGCTTCAATTAGGATTAGCGCAAGTTTTAGGCGCACCGGGTTCAACCGTTTCTGGCACGCAGGAAACGCAAACGATTTATGGCACCACGCAATTGCAAGCGGCTAACATTGCACAACAGACGGCGCAACAAACTGCCATTGCTATGGCGGTAGCTTCCAATCCCACAGTGCAACCGGTTGTGAATTCGCCTGTAATTTCTGTCACCAATCCTTCGATCACTCCGGTAATTCCGATTTCGGTTGCCGTGACTCCGGGTGCCGCGCCGTTGCCGGGTGGTACGCCGTTGGTTGCTCCCCCCACCTATATTCCCGTAGGCACGTGGCCGTCGCCAACTGCGATCAATACCAACCTCCAAACCGAGATTGCTTATCAGAATGCCGTGGCAGCGGCGCAAGTTACCAACAACCAAAATCAGTGTCTCGCCAATGCCGCCTTGAATGTAGGCAAGCCAAATTACGCCGCAATTGTTGCGGCATGTGGATAGGAGAGTAAATCGCATGAAATGGGAACAGCTTGCTTTTCCATTAGTGATTGCCGGTTCGGTTGCCAGTATCGCTTTTTTCCTCCGTGGCAATAACACGAAAGCAACACCAGTCACGAATCCGAGTGACTTAGCTCCAGTGCAATACTTCAATTTTTCAGGTGGCACGGTATCTCTACCCAAAATTCCCACCATGCAGACCTATATCCCGCCTAACACGGTGAATCCGCCTGTCTCTTTATCCGCTCCAGATATCGTGCCACACAATACTCTCACGTATTCCGACGTTGGCAACGCGCAATTTGCCAACCCCCACCATGGTCAGTTGATGTTTTCTCAGCAGTAAATCGTCATGGCGCTTCCCACCTTACCCACGTTGCCGTCTCTTTCCCTCAGTAAGATTCGTATGCAATTTATTGAGGCACCCGGACCCGGTATCACCGACCCCGGTATCGGTGGGGGTGGCGATGGCGGTATCGGTGGCGGTGGAAACTTTCCACCATTTGGAGGTCCCATTACTTATTCGCCAATTTCCACG